TGATATTTTAATATATTGTAGTCCAGATTCAAATGATATTGCTCCTAAGTTTAATCAATTGGTTTCTATCGATTTCACAACTGGACTTGATGGTTTGCCCGGTGTTAACGTTGCAGGAGAAGAAGATGGTATATCAGTTCTAGGATCTACAGCATCCTCAACATACAATACATTCCCAAGACATGGATAATTTAAAAAAGTTAAATATTGAGCATTCCAAGGTTGAGCAGTTAATACCTCAACAACTCCTTGGCGATGCTCAACAACTTGTAGAGTTTCTAAAGGAGTATTATAACTTTCTGAATGTTGATGGAAATCCATCAGACATTATTAATAATATGCTACGAAATAAAGATCTTGATCTTCTTGTAGATGCTTTTATTGATTTAGTTCGTAAAGAAATTGGTGAAGGTTTAGCAAGAGGTTTAGTAGCAAATAAGGTTAATGTATATAAAAACATTGTACAATTATATCAAGCAAAAGGTTCACTTGCTTCATTCAAATTGTTATTCAGAATTTTATTTAATACAGAGATTGATATAGGTCTACCAAAAGAACAAATTTTCATTGCTTCGGATGGTAGATGGAATCAACAGAATGCTTTATTTGTTGAAACTATTTCTGGTGATCCTTTCATTTCCGTTGGTAATATTGTATTAATTACAACACCAACAGGAACAAAGATTAAAGTTGATGTTGAACGTGTTAAAAAAGTTAGTGCCACTGTTCATGAAATTATTATATCAAAAGAATATATTGGTAATATATCTCCAAATTCTGTAATATCATATAACACTTTTAGTGGTAACATTAAAAATGCACTTAATAAGTTTAAGATAAAATCATCGGGTAGAAACTTTAAGGTTGGACAATTTATTACCATTAATGATCATGATGGTACTAATACAAGAATTAAAGTAACAGCAGTTGATGCTAATAGTGGTATCTTAGATATAGATTTTATTGAATTTGGTACTGATTATCCAGATACTTATAATATCCAAATAATACCTAAAGGATATGATTATAATACATACCCTGATCCATCAGATCCTCTTATAGCAACTATAACAGATATATATGAAACTTGCTATACTCATGATAATGGATATATTCAATTAAATTCTGATACACCAATTGCCTTTGGTACTGAATATGTGCCTAATGAAAATGATGTGAATAACATTAACATGGAGATTTCTGTAGATCCTGTTAATGATGCTATAGCATATCCATCAAGAGCAATAATAGAATTTACATCAAATCCTGTATCAAAATATAAGGGGGCATATACATCCAATAAAGGATTTTTATCGGATGGCATATATGTACAAGATGGATATTATTATCAACCATATTCTTATGTAATTAAATCACCAATCGATTTCTCTACTTATGAAAATCTGGTAAAACAATCAGTACATCCCGCTGGTATGATAATGTTTGGTGAGATTAATATTAATAATATAATTGATGCTTCTACTTCTATCAAATTATTATTAAATTACTTTAATGATAGATTATATGATGCTGTCGATACTTCAGATATTATGGTTGTATTATATTTCAAACCTTTATCCGATAATGTATCTACAACAGATAGTGTATCATTTGGACAAGATAAATCTATATCAGAAATATATAATATAAATACAATAGAAGATGGGTTTATTGATTTAAATCCTTATGCTCTTGATTATTTTGCTGAAGAATATACTGATTCTAGAGTAGGAACATTTTAAATACAAAAATAGGAATAACATAAATGAATATGCAAGAAGTTGTAAAATCTACGGGTGAAGTATCAATCAAAATATTTGATGCTGCTGGTAAATTAAAAGAAAAAATATTTGTACCAAATCTAGTCGTGCAATCTGGTAGAGATTGGATAGTTTCTAGAATGGGTTCTGATACACCAGTATTAATGAGTCATATGGCCATTGGTAGTGATGCTACTGCAACAAGCACAAGTCAAACAACTTTAATATCTGAATTGGGTAGAACAGTATTAGGTTCAAGTGTTGTTGTCGATAACACTATCACTTATACTTCCGCATTTGCGCCTGGAGTTGGTACTGGTTCTATTGTAGAAGCTGGTATCTTTAATGATGTGACTGCTGGAACTATGTTATGTAGAACAGTATTTGGTGTTGTAACAAAAGACGCGGCAGATACTATGACTATTTCTTGGACTATTACAGTATCTTAATTATTACGAATAGAGAGAAATTATGAGTGCATCAATTACACCATTATTCCATCATAATATAGCAAGAACGATTTATGAAGATATTCAAAGTCGTAAATCTATCTATCATACCTTTGTGGGACAAATTCTACCTTGGACAAGTGAACTAGATCCACCTGCCGTAGAAACTAATATATCTTACACTAATGATGTTAGAAATAATATCATTTCGACTAAACAAACTTCTTTGCAAGATGTTTCTTATGTTGTAAATGAAAATGTGTGGACGTTTAACGCAATTTATGATATGTATGATGATAATATTAGTGTAATTAATCCAAGCACTTCTGGTGCTACTTCATTGAATACTGCTAAGTATTATGTACTTACCGATGATTATTATGTCTATAAATGTATCTTTAATAATAATGGTGTTGCTTCTACTATACAACCAACAGGAACTTCTATTGGTTATATAGAAACTTCTGATGGTTATGTATGGAAATTTATGGCATATGTACCATTAACTCTAAGAAATAAATTCCAAGGATCGGGGTATTTTCCCATCACACAATCTGTTAAGAATCAATATTATAGTAACGGCACAATATCTGCTTATACTATTCTAGATTCTGGATCAGGTTATTTACCAGAGGAAACTTATGTTTCAATTGATGGTGATGGTGATGGTGCTGATATAAGTCTTGTATTCAATTCGGGACAGATCACAGATATTATAATTAATGATGCTGGGTATGGTTATACTTACGCTAATTTAATTGTTACTAAAGGACCTTCAGATGCTGGTTCTGGTGTTAATATTGTTTTAGATCTAGCATTTGGTAACTTAGATACCCAGCAATCTACCGTAGAATTATCTGCTGTAAAAGGTGCTTTAAGTTATGCGGTTGTTTCAAATGGTGGTTCTGGTTATACTACTGCTAGTGTTGCTATCTCTGGCGATGGGACTGGTGCTGTTGGCACTGTTGAAATTTTGAATGGTGTTATTACTAATATAAACTTATCTAGTTATGGTACTGGATATTCTTATGCTAATATTGTTATCACTGGTGATGGTACTGGTGGTACAGGAAGAGCAATTATATCACCAATAGGTGGTCACGGAAGTAATGCTCCATCAGAATTATTATCAGACATATTGTGTTTTTATAGTTCACTTGAAAATGAAAGTAATCAAGGATTGCTTGTAGATAATCAATATAGACAATATGGTTTAATTAAAGATGTTGAAACTTATGATTCATCATCCAAATTAAATGTGTTACTTGGATCTGGATGTTTCCTAGTAACCGCACCAACTGTCACTAATGTATTAGAAGATATGGTTCTTGTATCAGGAACTAAAACCTTTAATGTGATTACATCTACAAGCACTCAAATATTATTACAATCTAAGGATAGTTCTGTTCCTACAGTGGGAAATGTTTTAGTTAATCCGTCAAGTGAAGATGTGTGTACTATAAGTGATGTCATCGATCCTAGTATTAATAAATTCTCTGGTGATATGTTAATCATAGATAACAGATCTGCTTTCACTTCATCCGAACAACAAGCAGTTATATTTAGATCTTATATTAAATTTTAAGGTATAAATATAGTTAATATCAATTTAAAGAGTAATTATCAATATGACAATTAATTTAAATGCTGATCCATATTTCGATGATTTTGATGAAGATAAGAACTTTCATCAAATATTATTTAAACCTGGTTTTGCTGTACAAACAAGAGAACTAAATCAACTTCAATCTATATTAAGAGATCAAACAAAGAAGTTTGGTAATCATGTTTTTAGACAAGGTTCTGTGGTAATTCCTGGTAATTCCCTTAGCGACTTGGCAGTACCTTATATCAAACTACTACCTACTTATGGTGGGTTGGCACTTGATCTTACCACATTTATTGGTAAAACTCTTGTAGGCACAACTTCGGGGTTGACTGCCATTGTTAAACATTCAGCAGCCGCTACTCTAACAGATTCTGATACACTATACCTCTCGTATACTTCAGGTTCTGCTACTGGTGCAGTATCGTTTATAGATGGTGAAGAAGTTACTGTCGCGTCCACTTCTATTGGTGCAACTTTAATAGCATCTAGTGCTACTGGTGTGGGTTCACTTGCATTTATAAACTCTGGGGTTTATTATGTAAATGGTACATTCGTTTCAGTATTACCACAAACAACAATATTATCCAAATATGATTCTTCTCCTGATTGTAAAGTATTACTAAAAATTACAGAAGAAGTTGTTAATACTAATACAGATGAAACTTTATTAGACAATGCTAATGGATCTTATAATTATAATGCTCCTGGTGCTGATAGATTAAAAATTACTCTTACTCTAACAACATTAGAAACTGGTGTAACAGTTGCAGATGATTATGTCGAGATTATGAGATATGCTGCTGGTATATTAACAGAACATGCTTTGAATCCAAAATATACCGAATTAGAGAAATCTCTTGCTCGTAGAACCTTTGACGAATCTGGGAACTATGTTGTTGATGGTTTAGAACCAATAATTAAAGAACATCTTAAATCTAATAATAATGGTGGTGTTTATCCAAGTGGTGACATTTCTAAATTAGTAGTTGATGTGTCACCAGGAAAAGCGTATATCAGTGGGTTTGAAGTAGATAAAATTGCTTCTACTAAACTTGTTATTGATAAGGCAAGAACTGCTTCTCACATTAAAGATACCGATATTACACTAAGACCTGAATTTGGTCAATATATTATTATTTCGGATATTGTTGGGTATTTTGATATTCATAGTCAAGCAACAATTAATCTTTATAATGATAATGATCCTGCTAATGTTTCTGCTACTCAAATAGGAACTGCTACTGTTGTTGGCATTGATTATCTTGCGGGTGATATTGCCACGGGTGCTATCTATAAATTATGGGTATCCAAAGTTGCAATGTCTGGATCTTATACACTTAATTCTACTGGTGGGATTCGATATGGATCTAGTTATTCTGCTCATGTATTAACAGAATATAATGCTCCTGTTTCATTAGGGACATTCCAAGTTGCGGAATTGATTACTCATACAACATCTGGAAGAACTGCAACAGTTGCTTATTGGAATCCAGTTAGTGCCACACTTTATGCTTTTAAGCATGACCATACAAAGGAAACGCCGAGTGTTGGTGATAGTATTGTGGGTTCAGTTTCAACTACTGTTTCAACAATAAAATCTAAAAGCACCTTAACTTCTGTTGGACAATCTGGTTTAGTTTTTAGATTGCCAAAATCCGTTCCTTATACATTGAAGAATCCTGTATCAACATCTTATGATTTACGATATACGGTACAGAAAGAACTTAGTATTACAACAAATGCCAGTGGAGATGGATCTGTATCCGTATCATCCGGTGAAACCATTTCACCTATTGAGGTTGGTACATTTCAAGCAATTGATGTTTCTGGTGTAGTACAAAATACTTTATTTTCTTTGAACGTAGATGGTACAACTTTAACCGTTACTGGTGCTGCTATTAGTACAGTAATTAAAGTTTATGCTAATGTCGAAAAGGATAGTGTTTCACCTAAAACTAAAACGGTAACTTCACATGCTCAAGTAGTTTCTTCTCCTACATCTGTTACGGTTCTTGATAAGACTGATATTATTCGTATCACTTCTGTTATTGATACTGTTGGTGATATTACTTCTAGTTATCAATTATGGGATGGTCAAGATGACACCAACTATAATTTTGGTAAACTTACTTTAAAATCTGGTAAGTCTGCTCCTGTTGGTGCTATCACAATCACTTATCAGTATTATCAACATTCTATAGCGGGTGATTTCTTTTGTGTTGATTCTTATCCTGTAGGTTCTTTAGAGTCTGTTATTAATTATAATTCACTATCAACAGGACAATTATTTGATTTACCAACTTGTATCGATTTTAGATCTTCTGCTTCAAATAGGAACGACTTAATTGTAAATGGTACAACTTTTACAAGTTCATTACAATTTTATGTGCCACGTATAGATACTTTATGTGTGAATCCTCAAGGAACTTTAACGATATTTTCAGGAGTTCCTTCAGAAAATCCAGTTGCTATTAATATACCAACAGGACAGTTCGCTTTAAATCTATTATATATATCAGCATACACCAAATCTAGTCAAGACACAATTGTAGCAAGATTAGATGTTGAAGGTTTCACTATGAAGGATATTAAAAAGATATCTAGAAGAGTGATAAACGTTGAAGATTTTGCCACATTAACTGCCTCAGAATTATCTGTAACCACTGAAAATGTTATAGATGCAGCAACTGGTCTTGATATGTTTAAAACTGGTTATCTTGTTGAAACTTTTAATACGCCATTAACAATAGCAAGAACAACTGCCCCTGATTATTCGGCATCATTTGTTGAAGGTGTATTATATAGTGCTATAGAGGAATTACAATGTGACTTAGTGATTAGTGATCAAGGCGACCTAGTGAACAGGAATGGGTATTTGATGTTACCTTACACTGAAACGGCATTTGCTTCACAAACATTAAGTTCAAGAACTACTAACTTAAATCCATTTTTAATGATATCTTGGGATGGTTTACTTTCTTGTGTTCCAGAATCTGATGATTGGACAGAAATTAGAGATCTAGCTACAGTATTCGAAGAAACCACAGAAGATGTTGAAATAATTACCTATATCAACTGTCCTGTTAATGGAGGTGGTAGACCTCCTCCTGCAACAACTTATGGTGGATTTTATGGTGCTGCGTTCAATCGTGCAGGAGACGCTGCTGGAGTTGCTTGGTGGGTGAACGATCGTCAGACTGGACAAACTAAAGCTCAGATTGCACAATCATTTGTTACTATTGCTGGAAGAAATGATATAGCGACTTTTAGCGGTAATCCAATATCGCTTGCCGCACTCGCTAATGAAACTGTATTAACATCAACAACATCATATTCATATGGTTCTGGTGGTAAACTAATATCCACTACAACAGGAACTAATTTTGATGGCACAACCTTTACTGAAATAAAATGAGGAATAACTAATGGCAGCACCAAATCTTGATACAGAGGTAGTTTCAAAAAATGATCTTGTTAGTCAAGAATCTATACAATTTATACGAGCACAAACTCTAACTTTAACTTTAGTCGAAACTAGACCTAATACTAAAATGTATGTCTGGTTTGGTGATACTGATGTAACACATTTGTGTAATTTAGAGGGTAATGTATTAGGAACAGATCTTGTCACGGATACTATAGGTCAAGCAGTAATAGAATTTAAATTGCCGAGTGGAACTTTTAATGTCGGTAACACAGAAATTATAATATCCGATACTGATAATTTAGATTTGCTTAATAGTACAGGTTCTGTTTATGGTTCTGCTTCCACAACATTCCAAGCAAATGGGATATTAGAAATATTCCAAAGAACCGAAACAACTATAAAGAAAATAGCAAGAGCTAAAACAGTTCAAAGAGATCCATTAGCACAATCATTCTTTACTTTTGGTGTTGAAGGTGGAATGTTTTTATCATCAATTGATGTGTTTTTTCAAACCAAAGATGATACACTTCCAGTAACATGTGAAATACGACCAATGGTTAATGGATATCCAGCTCCATTAGAAGCTGGTAATATAAAACTAGTTTCTATATTACCACCTTCTAGTGTTTTTACTTCATCTGATGCATCTCTGCCCACTAAATTTTCATTTAATCCACCTATATATATTGCGGAAAATTCGGAGAATTGCTTTGTATTAAGAACTAATTCTATGGATTATAATGTATTCACTTCTAAACTTGGGGAATCCTCTTTAGAAGATGGTGCTAAGATTTATGATAACCCTTATGTTGGTTCTTTATTTAAATCTGAAAATAACATCACTTGGACTGCTGAACAATTTGAAGATATTAAATTTAATATCAATAAAGCAGTGTTTGATACAGGTAGTTCCGGTATCCTTGAATATGCAGTAGAAGTTCCTGCTTTGGCAGCATTTGGTAATCAATTTTCAACCGTATCTGGTTCTAATGTTGTTACATTTAGACACGACCAAGAACATGGTCTTGAAGTTGGTTCCAAATTTAAACTACTTACAAGAAATGATTCGCTATGGCCTGATGCATTATATGTTAATGCTAGTTTCAATGGCATTCCTCATACAGAAATGAGTACTATTCATAATATCACCGAAATTATAGATAGAAACACTTTGAAATTTCAAGTGACTACTCCAGCAACCAGTACTGGTATAATGGACTCTTGTAATATTGTTAATGTAATAACAGTATTATCTGAAGGTATTAATTATAGTGTTGCAGATACTATTACATTTTCTGGTGGAGGAGGAGTTGATGCCGCCGCTACTTTAAATGTTATTGATGGTAAAGTAAAATCTGTCACAATCACTAATTCTGGTACAGGTTATACATCTCGTCCCACAATAACGATTAATACATTAACTGGTACTGGATTGTCCATAGTTGCTTCTGTTACACCAGCATTTAGAATATATGTGAATAAACCAATGACCGGATTTATTCCTAAAGTTAATATGCACAATGTAGGTTCTACTACTACTACTGGTGTAATATCAACCACTTTAGGTAATTATGATGGTGGTAATCTTGTAACATACAATTCTGGTAAAACTTTTGATTTTAATGAGGGAAACCTTGATATAAACTTGAAACAGAATTCGGTTATTGCATCAACATTTAATGAAACTTCTTTGATGAGTGGTAATATTTCTACCAAACTTACGGTAGAATTGAAGTCAGATAACCCAAACATTTCTCCTATTATTGATACAAACTCTGCTCAATATCTTAAAGCATTTTCTAATAAAATTAATAATCAAACGGGTGAAACTCTTACTTCATTAAATTCTTCTGGTACAGTCGATTCGATTGTTATCTCAGCTGCTGGTTCTGCTTATACTATTGATCCTATTATTACAATATCTGCTCCTGATCTTGAAGATGGTGTTCAAGCAACAGCAACATCCGTATTAACTGGTGGAGCAATTACTGGTTCTGTTATCTCTGCTGCTGGTTCTGGTTATACTTCTACACCTACTATTGTTATTACAAGAGCTGTTGGTGATACTACTGGAATAAATGGTGCTGCTCAAGCAGTTTTAACACCATTCAATTCAGAATTGTTACCTACTGGAGGTACTGCTAAATCAAGATATATAACCAAGAAGAATTCTTTACAAATCATTTCATCCGGTTTAAGATTATATTCTGTTATTAGTTCTACAACAAGTTCTTCGGTTGATTGGTATGTTAGAACTTCATTATCAGCGGCAGGTGTTGATCATAGTTTA